GACGAAACCGGGAGCGGCGCGCTTGTCTTTGCGAACTCGCCCACGCTCGTCACGCCGAATATCGGAGCAGCCACGGCCACAAGTCTTGTCGTGGCGGGTGACGTTTCTATCGGCACTGCCTCCTCGGTTTCTGGGTATCTTAAACTTTGGAATGAAGACAATGGGTTCTACACCGACCTCGTGGCAAGTGGGACGTCCGGGTCAAATAAGCATCTATCGCTACCGAACACGGACGGAGTATTGGTTGAGCAGGGCTTCGCACAAACACTGGAAAATAAAACCATCAGCAGTGCGAACAACACCCTCGTCATCGCTCTGTCCTCACTGACCAGTGACACGACCACGACGGTTGGTCTAGGGAAACTGGAGCTGGGCCATGCGAACGACACGACAATCGAACGCAGCTCCGCTGGGGCTGTATTGATTGAGGGGGTTTTAGTCGCCACGTCTAGCAATTCGCTCGTTCTCACAAACAAAACCATCAGCGGTGCATCCAATACGATCACAAACGTGTCGCTCACAACCGGCGTCACTGGCACGCTGCCCGTGGCTAATGGAGGCACCGGAACCACCTCGCTGACTGCAAACAACGTCCTTCTCGGCAACGGCACGAGCGCAGTGCAGGTCGTGGCGCCTGGTGCATCCGGCAACGTGCTCACCAGCAACGGCACAACATGGCAAAGCACAGCACCGGCAGCAGGCGGAGATACCCTAGTGGTCTTGGGCTCTGACGTAGCCAACTCAACTACCTCGTTTGCTGACATTACGGGAATGACTTTTGCCGTGACATCGGGGGAGACCTACCACTTCGATGCTGTAATTGTCTACACGTCCGCAGCAACCGCAACGGGCAGCAAGTGGTCAGTAAATGGTCCGGCGACACCTACTCTCCTTGCGTATAGAACGGAATCACCAACGACGACAACCACCTCCCGAATAGACTACGCTGACACCTACGACACCGGAGGTCCCTCAACTCAGTCGCCTGGAATCACTAACCTGATCGCAAAGATTGAAGGAATCGTAAAGGTCAGCGCAAGCGGCACGTTCGCGATGAGATTTGGAAGTGAAGTCGCTTCGTCTGCCATTACAGCAAAAGCAGGCTCAGTCCTGCGCTGGAGGAAGGTTCTACCTTAGTAGTCATGCGTAACCTTAACCCAAAACTTAAAGAGTGGCTTGACGCCCGTGTTGAAGCTGTTGCCGAGCCCAGACTGCTATTTCGCCGCGCGATGCGGGCGTTTGTTGGTGTGCGAGAAGAAGGCGGGAACAACAAAGGACCGATTGTCGAACTTATTCAGGACACTGTTGGCCACGCCGAAGGCGAGCCGTGGTGCATGAGTCTGGTGCAAAGTGCACTCGCGTATGTGGAAAGCGTGCTTGGCGTTAAATCGCCCATCGCCGCAGGCGAGCATTGCATGACTGTTTGGCGCGATACGCCGCACGCACAGCGCGTTCGGTTTGAGCCGCTTCCGGGTGCGATTATCATCTGGAAACACGGAGATAGCTTCGCTGGACATACGGGAATTTTCGAAGACTCTCGCGGGGGCAAAATGCTCACGATTGAGGGGAACACCGAATCGGGGTTGAGTGAGCTTGGCTCGCTGGTCCGCGAGGGCGGTGGTGTTTACGAGTGTGTTCGCGACCGACACGCGAATGGCTCAATGCGAGTGGTTGGATTTCTTAAACCTTTTTAATTTCTATGACAGCAAAACGAAATGATTCTGGCGAACTTGAAGTTGTAAACATCGGAGGCAAAACGTTCTCTTATCGAACGATTCTGCTGCTGCTTGTGGCTTCTGCCACTCCTATGGCGGACCCAATTTTCAAAGCGTTCGGGATTACAAAACCCGAAACCCGACTTGAGCAGCGATTTGTCGACGCTGAGGTTAAAATCGAAAGCATTCATAAAGATATCGCCAAGCTAAACCAAGCAACTGTTGCTGTTCAGGACAAGCTCACGCAGGTTGATTTTCGGCTCACCGGATTTCAGGTCGACTTTGAAAAATACAAATCCGCTCATCCCTAATTTATGGCAACTCAACTCGACGGCCCAATTACAATCAACGGTTCGCTTAGCGTCAATGGGACGCTGACGGGCCAAATCGGACGGGATGGACTTCTCGTCGAACAGAATCTCGTTGTTCCGGTGCCACTGTCGGCGTTTCGTGTGTGGGATTCGATGGCTGCACTGCCTACGGCAGGAAGCTCGGATGACTTGGGGTTTGTGGCGGGAACATTCGGAACGGCTGTCCCTTATCTCGCAACAGCGATTGCCAGTGGTCCAGCTGATGGCTATGCTCGTGCGTTGATTCAGCTGCCCTACCAGTATGTCGCAGCCCAGGGCGTTTACGTCCGTGTCTATCACGGAATGATTACTGCTGTGGCGAGCACGAGCGCAACGGTTGATGTTGAGGCTTATAAGGTTGCGAAGACCTCTAGTCTTGTGTCGGGGTCGGACCTGTGCGCGACAGCCGCTGTGTCCAACACTACGATGACCTTTGCAACTAGCACGTTCACGCTGACCTCGACGGGGCTTGCCCCTTCCGATGTTCTGGATTTGCGCATCCGTGCGACAGCGAACGGTGGTTCCGGGTTTAATGTTATCTCCGGTGTTGAGTTGGTGCTTTCTGCTCGTGGATGATTCTGATTCCATTATTGAACTCCGCCAAACGGCGAAGGCGTTAACCCGGTTGCGGGCCCTTGAACAGGCCAACGGGATTAACTTCTACCGTCCACACGCGAAGCAACACGCGTTTCACAGCAATGGTGATAAAACGGGGAGATACTGCCGCACGGGAAACCGAGGCGGAAAGACGAAATGCGGGGCCGCTGAAGACGTGGCGTATTGCCTCGGTTACCGTCCGTGGTATCAGTATGAGTTTGACATTTGCAATGGTGCGGGCCAAGTGGTTGAACGCTTTTGTGGTAGTAAGTCCCACCCACTTGTAACCAAAGGCATCCCGCAACGCCCCGTTAAGCTGTTGCTCATCGTCACCGACTGGGACAAATCCAAAGAAATCTTTACGAACAATGAAGGCAGTTACGAAAACTGGGGTGAGTATTTCCAACTCATACCAAAAGACGCGATTGCTGGAGTTAATAAGAGCCGCGGCGGACACATCGACCGAATCGACATCAAGCGTCCTGCGGAACATGGTGGAGGTATTAGCTCAATCTACATCGACACCGTTGAAAGCTACAAACACGCCAAGATGAGCGCGGAGTCGAGCGACTGGGACGCTATACATCTCGACGAGCCTTGTCCGCGGTCCATGTTTGTGGCACACAAGCGCGGACTGGTGGACAGAAACGGTAAGTTTTGGATAAATTGTACGCCAATCTCCGAGATGTGGATTAACGATGAGTTCACACCGCCGGGGCGTATCGACGTCGAGAGCAAAGTTTCGGGGTATTCGTTCAATAAGCTCGCGGATGGCGGTGGAAGTCGATTCATTATCACTTGGTCCAGCTCGGACAACCCACACAACAGCGCCGAGGCGTTGGCTGAGTTCGAAGCGGGACTAACTCGTGAAGAAGTCGCTTGCCGACTTCACGGGTTGCCGCTGGCTATGGCCGGACTGGTGTATCGTGAGTTCGTTTGGGATATGCATGTGCTCGCGGACGTGCCAACAGGCTGGGAAGACTACCATCGGCCACCAAAAAACTACACAATCCGTTGGTGGTGGGACTTTCACACCAGACTTCCCCAGGCTGTACTGTTCTTCGCGACGGACCCACACGGAACCGTTTATGTGTTCGACGAACTTTTCACTGATAATCTTATTTCCCCTGTTTGTGAGTCAATCAACTCTAAGCTGGAGGGCTATTTCGTTTGTCAGTCGGAGATTGACCCGTTTGCGTTGATTCCAAATCCCGTGGATGGCACGTGTATCGTCGACGACCTTGCAGCCTACGGCTTGTATGTTAATCCCGCAACCAAAGACAAGCGTCGGGGCATCAACGCTGTGCGTCAGCGGCTTGCCGAGCGCGGACCGAACGGCCTGCCTACCATTTACTTTAGCCCAAACCTCCGCGAAACCCTTTTTGAGTTCACCCACTACGTGTATAACATCGACAAGCAAGAACCAATCGACAAAGACGACCATATGATGGAAAATCTTTATCGTGCGGTGCTGAGTGGCCTCGGCTATGTTGAACCACCAACCGCAGCAGACTATAGCCATCGTCGGTCGACGGTTATTGGTCGCGCTGAACACCAGATTTTATTCCGATGACCGAAGAAGTTAAAGCCCAACTAAAGAGCGAAGCTCCTAATCCGTTTCATGAGCGTATGCTCAGTCACGCGAAGTCGCTTGTCAAGATGAGCCGCTCGCGGATGACGGAGTATTACTCCCAGTGGGACCTCCATGACCGCGTGTATCGGGGCGAAGTAGTTCCGGATAATGACGACCGGCGTCAGGCGATGAAGGGCAAACCGGGGAAGATGATAGTACCAAATACTTATGCCCAATGCATGACGTGGGCGAGCTTCTTGTTCCTGATGTTTAATCAGAACCCGAAGTTTTATGAGCTGGTGCCCAATGGTGACGAGGACTCGGGGACGAAACAAGCGGACTCGGAGCTGCTTTTGCAGCGGGATTTGAAAAAGTCCGAGTGGAATCGCAGGCTGTTCCAGAACCTGTTGGACACTGCCCGGTTTGGCACGGGCGTTCTCGACGTCGGTTGGACCCAACAGAAAGTGAGCGCGTTAGTGAGCGAAGCGTCTCCTCCGTTGGTGATGCCGAACGGTGCGACGATTGAAATGCCCGAAGCCGCACCAATCTGGAAGGAGTTTCTGAAGTTCGAAGGCAACGAAATCAAGAACGTCAGTCCATATCGGTTTTTCCCGGATACAAGACATCCACTGGTGGATTTCCAAAAAGGCGAGTTCTGCGCGAGCGAAGAAGACTACAGCATGGCCCAGCTGTTAGCGATGGAACACGCCGGAGAGGTAGCTGGTGTCCAGCTCATACAGAAGATGTCCCGTGTGTCGAGCAAGGATGGCGTGGAACGGAGGAGCCAACACTCGGTTCAGGGGGCAACCGACAAGTTCGACGCACAGAATGAGTCGAGTGTGGCCGTCGTGACTAAGATGCAAATCTGGATTGTGCCGAGCAAGTTCATGCTGGACGGGGATAAGCCCCTTGGTCCTGAGGCGTTCCCGATTCTTTATCATTTGTGGTATGCAAACGACAATCGCGTCATTCGTTGTGAACCCACCCAAGCGTGGCACAATGAATTCTCGTGGTGCGTGACGCAATTCACTCCGGACATGCAGCACACCCTGACAATGGGGTTGGCGGAGTTGGTTTACTATATCCAGGACGTTATTTCGTGGCTCATTAACAGCCATATTACATCCGTTCGTCGGGTGATTGGCAACCGGATGTTGGTGAATCCAGCAGTGGTTGATACCAAAACCCTCGATGGTGAAGGCGACATTTACTTGCGGAAGGGTATGAACGTTCCGTTTGACCGTGCGCTGCAACAGCTGAATGTGCAAGACGTTACGAGTGGGCATTTCAACGACAGCGAGATGCTCTCGCGGGTGTTGGAAACGGTGACCGGTGTGAATGGAAACGCAATGGGCCAATACAATTCGGGGCGTAGGTCCGCTCAAGAAGCCCGTGTGGTGACTGCTGGTGCTGCTGGTCGAATGAAGATGCACGGCCACTTGTTGTGGGAGTCGGGTTATGGTCGCATGGGCCGACTGATGCTCTCCAATCTCCGACAGAACTTGAGCTTTGAGTCGTTTGCACGCGTCATCGGGTCGAAGGCCGACGAAGTTCGGTTTGCCGAATTCCACGGAACACCAGAAGAAGTCATTTGTGGGGATGATTACTTCGTGTTTGACTCGACGCTTGCGAGCGAGAAGGGCTTCATGGCACAGAGCTTACAGGAATTGTTGGGAATTATTCTCTCCAATCCGATGGCTGGCCAGCAGTTCGATATTTCGGCCAAGGCGTTGCTTGAGGAAATTCAACGCCTGCGTGGAGGTGGGAACATTTCCCGGTTTTCACTGGCGGCAAGGGTCGCCTCCGGTAAAGAACAACCTCCGATGCCAATTCAACCTGAAGGTATGCCTCCAACTGTATGACCCTAGCCGAAGTCCAGAAACAACACGATGAGTGCTTGGCGTTTATGCAGACTGAGTTGTATGCTCAGCGTCAACGGGAACTTCAAGTCGAAATCGACGGGAATGCACTCAGCATTGTGACCGTTGTGCCGGATTCGCAGGCGAACATTTCCGTGCTGTTGCAGCTCCACGGCCAACGCAACCAACTCCTTTCCAATCTTTCCGAATTTGAGACGATACTCGCTAATCTCAAGCAGAAACTCAGTGAAATGACTGAGCTGTCAAACACGCGAGCCTAACAAAACAAAACCATGACTGATGACAACACGCTAATCGGCCTTCTCGAAGAGCCGGAAACCACAACTGAAACACCAACACAGGCGGACGTCAGTCCTACTCCTGCGCCTACTCCCGCTGGTGGCTTTGACGCCAAAGAACTCGCGAAGCAGTTCGGCGAACAACTGAAAGGAATCCTTCCTGCACAGCAGGCTGCCGCTCCTCGTCCGGAACTCACGCCTGAACAGGCAAAGAAGCTCCTGAATGTCTGGGAACCCGACGACAACTTCTTGCAGGAGTTCTCGAACCTGGAAACCCAAAAGGTCGCGTTTGCAAAGATGCGCGACGGCATGACGAAGCAGATGCTTACGATTGTGCAGTCGCTGATGGGCGAACGCGACCAGCAATTCGAGCAACGGTTGAGCCCGCTCCAGGAGTTTTATGCGGCCCAGCAGGAACGGGAGCTGCAATCCGCGTTCGCTAAGAGCTATCCGGCGTTGGACAAGCCCGAACTTGCACCACTCGTGCAGACCGTAGCAAATTCACTTGCTGGGAAACAATTTGCCAGTCGAGAGGCTGGATTTGAGGCACTCGCCAAAGGGGTCGAGAGCTTCATAAAAGCACATAACCCCGAGTTCACATTAACCGCAGCAAAAGCTGCAACAACATCGCCAGGCCGTCAAGCCACTCGCATGCCAGTAACTTCTGGTGGTGCGGGCGGACAGGGTGGGGCTACTGCACCGAGTTCTAAGAACAAGGCTGTCAGTTTGCTCTAACTCTTCTTGTTGGTCTCGCACAACTAACACACACATATGCCACTAGGACTAATCAGCAGCGAGAACACGGACGATTTCTGGTCCGATAATGCACGGCGGAAGATTTTCTTCAGCCATCCGAACGGAACCGCACCACTTACGGGACTTCTGAGTCTCGCGGACACGGAGGAAACTCCGATGCCCGAGTTCAGCTGGTTCGAAGAGCGTTTCACCACGAAGCGCACAACGACCGCTGCGGGATCAACAGCCAACACGGTGTTTTACAACACTGGGACAACGACCACAGCAGGCGCGACGTTCACGCCGACTGCCGGCACCACGTATCGGATTTATCTGACCTCGGTCAGCGAACTCCAAACGGACGATATCATCGTCATTCACCGACTCGTGATGGGCTCTTCGACCATTGAGGTCCAGTTCCGCATTGTGAGTGTCGGAGCCACGTTCGTGGAAGCAATGGCTATTAACACGGCGCCTGCCGCGGTCACCAATAATGCTTCAACTGGTGTGGGACTTCAAGTGGTTCTTGCGGGTTCCGCGTTCGCTGAGGGTTCGCGCAGCCGCAGCGGTCGCTATAAATATCCGTCGCAAATCACGAACTACACGCAGATTTTCAAGACTGCGTTCGAGATGACCCGCACGAGCTTGAAGGCTCCGCTGATTTACGACAAGTCCGGCGACTACAAAAATCAGCTTCGCAAAAACGGCATCGACCACATGGCCGGTATCGAGTGGAGCTTGTTCTTCGGTAACCGTCGCAGCGAAACCGCGGTCGACCCGGATACCGGCGAGACCGTCAGTCGTCGCTTCATGGGCGGACTGCTCTGGTATCTCAAACAGTGGGAAAAAGGCACCGTCAACAATGGTGGTGCGTTCGATTATCGCCCATCGGGCTCGTCGGACCTCACCACCGAGACTGACTGGGCCACCTACCGCGACAAGCGAATCATTCGTTTGGGCGGTTCCGCGGTGTCGCTCGACCAGTTCAACGAAATCGAAGCGCTTCCGTTCCAGAAGACCAACTCGAACGACTTCTGCAAGCTGTGCTTGGCCGGCCCTGGTTACATCCAGAAGATTAACTCGCGACTGGAGAAAAACGTCCAAGTCACGCAGCTTCGCGGCGAACAGTATGCTGGCTTTGACTTCAAGGTCACGCAGCGCAACGGCATCAACGGAGAGACTTACTACAAGTCTCACCCGCTGTTCAACGACGTGGAAATGTATAATTCGGCGTTCTACATCGACCTCGGTCATCTGAAGTTCCGCCCGCTGTCGGATTCCGACACGGACATTCAGCAGATGATTCAGCTGCCCGACGCGGACAAACGCAAGGACCAATACCTCACCGAGGCCGGGTTCGAAATCGCGTTCCCTGAGTCGTGCATGTTCGTCGATAACCTGGGAGGCATCACGCTCTAACTTATGGCCGCACTCACTGCAAGCCAAGTCAGTCTTTATCCGACTGCCGTTGGAAAAGCGGAGTTCTTTCCGCGTGGCAAGGATGACCGAACAGTCATCACTCGCCGCTTGAAAATCACAAGTCTCGCACAAGGGGATGCTACCGACACTATTGGGGCGTCAGCCCTAGGGTTCACGGAGATTCTCGAGTGTGGGACGTTGTGGGACGCAACTAACAGCAAAGGCTATCCAACAGTAATCGACCCGGTGAACAACCGGATTATTCTGCTGGATGGTTCAGCAGCACCCGCACCAGTAAAGGTGACGACTGACGCGGCTTACATCACAGTCACTGGGACCTTCAAAAGTCCCGTAACAGCATAACCCGAAAGGAAACAAACATATGGCTAACATGGCAGGCTCCAAAGCAAACTGGAATCCCGGCGCAGGTAAGGGCAAAAACGAAGCGAAAGCTAATGCCCTTATGAACACGGAGGCGCGTGAAGCGTCTTACACCAAGGACACGAATGAACTGAAGGATTTTGTTGGCAAGTCCAGCAAGCCGAAAGGTCCGTTCGGAATCCGCGGCAAAGAGTTCTAAGACCTCGGCGTCTTCAATATCTTCCACCGATGACACTATACGACATTAAAGTTGCTGTTGCAACGTATTTCAAGACCACGGTCGCTGACCTTACTCAGAACGGCCAAGACTTGTTCCTTGTTGCAGCAAATCACGTAAGGCGACAAGCCGAACTGAGTCACGATTTCGAGTTTTCTCGGAAGCTCGTGACACTGACTGTCGATGGTGAAGTCGGTGGAAGTCTTGAGAACGCAGTGGTTTATGGAACTACGACGGACGTCAACATCAAGACGGTGATTGAAGCGGGGTTATTTGATGGGGACGGCAATCTGCGACCGGTGGAGTGGACGACCGTCGCGGAAGGACTGGAACGCCAACGGCTGGACAATCCACACATGGCACCTCGCTATCCGACTGACGGCTGGTATGAATCTGGGCCGATTGGCTTCGGGCGGTTTGAGCTGGCGGGCAGCTCAGTTTATCGGTTCCCTAAAGACGCCGACCACGATTTCACACTTGGGCTGGAAGTGTATTCGATGGCGGATGATTGGACAAGCGTGGACAATGTGGTGGTTACTGGTGCAGTTACCGCATATAACGGCACGTATTACAAGACGAACTTTCAGTGGCAAAGTAAAGACGTTTTTTACAAGGCGAACACTTCGACGCTGATTACCTATTTCATTTACTATTCGGTAGATACTGGTGGGTGGGTAATCCAAAACGGTATCGACGAAAACGGAACAGCGGGGTATGTTTCGGTAATCACGGCGACTAGCCCAGAAGGGGCTTATATCGCAGCTGGAGAAGCAGGAACGCCTACAGTTGCTGATAGCACTGTGAGCGATGTATGGACGTCGCAGGGCGCTGAGTATCTGATGTGGGGAATCATTGTTCACCTCAACTATTACTATAAGGAATTCGTAACACGACAAGAAGGCAATCTGGGTTCGCCAGAACGCCTACGTGATGAGGCTCTCGCTTCGTTCATTGCTTGGGACGCGTATCGGTTCGAACAAAACAGACGTCATGGCCGGTAACAACGACGGAAAACTTCTTCGAGGACAGCGGCACTTTCCACGTGACGGATATACGGCTGCGTTCACGCAACA